GTTTCTGTCGCTATGTACCAGTCTGTACTCGTATCGAAAAAGACCTGCCGACTATCACTATTATCCCAGGTCGCTCTCTTACCACCAATCGCCCAGGTCTGACTAGAACCAAGAACAAATGTATCGTCGCAAGTTACCTGCGTACCACTATCGACACTGGCGATGATTGAGAACTGGCGACCGCTCGCAGTCTGCACCCAAAGCAAATCACCAGCCGATACTCCAGTGGTTGTAATGCCTGTTACAACTGCGGTGCCATCGGTCGACGCACCACTACCAGTTACAGCAGTAGCAGGTCCAAGACCACTGGCAGCAGAGTCGCTGCCTGTACTTGCATTAAAAACAATCGCACCATTTGGCGTTGTCATTACTTACCTCTACACCTTCGGCTGATAACCCAGACCATCCAAGACCAAATCCAACCAAGCCTTTTCGTCTGCCGATAGATTGCCGAGGATGGGTTGCAATTCGCCAACCATATAGGTCAGAGCAGCATCACTGTAAGCAATATCCTCTGCATCACCGCTTAGGCTGTTTCGGTAATTGTTGTACTCAACCGCAATCGAATACATTTGTTGCACGATACTTTTTGCCGCATCACCATGCCCACGCAGGATTTCCATGCGAGCCTGACCGATTTCGTTGGATTCGTAGTTTGCAAGATTACCCATGGTTTATTTCCTTTTCGATTTTAGTGATTTCCTGATCGTGTTCTCTGACTTCACCAGCCAGTCGTTTAACATCCAACTGAATATCTTGGACGCTACGCTCTAACTTGCTAACACGATTAAAGTTGCTCCAGACCATGTCATACAATCTTGGAGTGCCATTCTCATGTCGATGATTTACAGCGTCATTGATTTCGTTGATTGCGGTGCTGCTGCGTTTACCTTGCTTGTGGCCTTGGTAGGCATAGTAGCTGGCAACGATAGTTCCAATAGCACCGAAAAGTGACACTAGAACTTCTGCCATACTAAGCCTCAAAAACCATGCTTTCTAGATTAACAGAAGCAGTGTTAGCCCTTGCATAAAGAGCAGTTCCTGGACTTAACCTTAAAACACATGACTCACCAGCAAGAAGTTTAATGAAAGGATAAAATGTTGCTGCAACCTCTATGCCGACTTCAACATAATTAACGAGATCTAGGTTTTTGAACTTCGCAAAACCCAAGCTTGACACATCGGTTATTCCAACAGCTTCGGAAGAAGTACCAATGTTTTGCACACCATTAGAAGGACCACCAAGTGTCGACTGGTCAGCATTATAACTCTCGGAGGCAAAGTATTTTAGATTATTATTGTTAATATTAAGCGTGTAGCTCAATGAAATCTCATCTGCCATTATATTTCCCAGTTAGTTGAAAAGTTTACTTCCCTAGGCTCCAAACCATTTACACCAGTGACCGCAAAAGAATCTTGGCCCCGAAGCATCCTTGTGCAGACTTCAGCATCAACCCAAAAAGAACACTTCATAACCTCTTCGTGGGTTTTGATGCCATGCGGCCCCTTATTTGAATAGCCCCAAGAGTTCATGCATAGCAAACCCGGTCTGTCAAAACGCACACCCACAAACGACATGCAGTGGCTCCAACTGCCGTGCGGCCTGCAAAAACCTTCACTATCTCTAGTTTTCGTAAACCCTTGACCTGAACATACAGCTATAGGCCAACCGTTTAAAATGCAGTTTGCAGCATTGTCAAAATCGGTTATAAGTACAGCTTCTTTGCATGGGTATTCTTTTGCAACACGGTCCAAGGCACCGTTGTCATCCTTGCCGCCGCACCCGTAATTTCCCCACTGCTTTGATTTTTCCCCTGAGTAAATAGTCAGGTCATGCTCTTTGTTTCCAGTCACAACACCATAATTGAGCCGCCTCAAACAGCCCCATTTTGTGACCCATTTGGCAGCAGCACCTCCGTATGACCCATCCTGCCACCCGCCTCTACCCGGAGGCTTGTTCCTACTTTCTACACGGCTTCCACCATAGATAGGCTCAGTTGCATAAGTTCCATGCCATTGCCATGGTTCATGCCGTATTAATATATCTATTGCCGTAGAGATAGAACAACTTACCTCCCATCCCCACGCAACACAGTCGCCAATTTTCTGTGCCCCACGCTTCCAGTTTGGTTGCAATGCTATGAGTGCATCAGTCAGTAACAGAGGCTCCTTGTTTGTCCACGACTTTCTGATCCTGTTGGCGTCGTTTGGAGATAGACCGAAAACACCGGGAGTGTCTGGGTCACTCAGAATCCAGTCTGTTTCCTCAAGGTTCGGTTTATATCCAAATAACGACATATCATTCCTAATAAAAAAGCAGGGCAAAGCCCTGCCGGTTACCGTTTTAGTAAACTTCTTATCCGAGGTAGTCTAATCCTGTTAGAATAGCTATCCCCACTACTACCAACGCTATCGCTAGTTGGCCTGCGAGATACTTGATCACCTGCACTTTCCTTGGTTGAAGTCTCTGGAGCAAAAACTTCCTCCTTTCTGTCAGATTTATCAATTTTCCCATCACCACCGCAATTAAGACATTCTGTAAAAACCCTACCGTCACCTACTTTTCCGGTTCCGTCACAGTCTTTACAGATGCCGTAGTCTTCTTCTTTTGGATACAAAATGCGACGAACATAATCTTTGCCTCGGTCATATTCAGGGCCGTCCTGAGCTTCCCATAGCCTCTCAGACACCCATCGATAAGCAGACCTTACATCCTCAACAGTTGAACTTACAGATAGCTCAGATAGCTTCTCAGACATCCAGCTTGGCGGGGAGAATGACCCACGCTCCTCTGTTTTCCTAGCGAGGTCTAACGCCTCGCGTCGAGCTTGATCGTATTGCCAGCCTAAGCTTAATTCGGCTTCCGCAAGCTCTGCCAAGACGCCAGAAACAACCTTTTGAGTTTCCGGCACGGCTGAGACAGTGGCTTCTGATCTGTAAGCCACATAAACAAAGATACAGAGGAGCAGGCCAATTACCTGCAATTTAGACATGACTACCATGCTCCTGAATAAGCACTAGTATCACGCTATCAATTGCGTTCCTCGCGGCACCATCAACAACACCAGATCTAATGTTAATCAAACAGTTGATCTTCTCAATGCATTCATCATGGGAACTTTTTTGGCCGCCACGAAAAAGCTTAATCAGGTTCTTATAAGCCCAAGGTCCAACAATAATTAAAAAACCAACTAAGCACAAAATCCACAGCAAAGGATCGCTTAAGAATTCCACTATCGATCCTTTCTAAAAAGCTTAACCACCAAGCCAACTAGCTCAACAATCAAGATGATAGTAGCAGGATCTAATGTTTTATCCTTCTGTAAAGCTCCAAAGCTAAGATTACTATCGTTATCGCTAAATAATTCATAGATCTTATCAATCGTAACCCAGAACTCTGGAGTATCCGAAATCGCCTGAATGCGGTCCACAATGTCATCGTCAACACTTGTTTCGGTCATCTCAGCCAGAGATTCAGCGATACTCAAGATAGCATCAACCCTGACCTCTCGGTCCTCCTCCTGATCCATGACTTTGGACAACGGCCCAGCCAACTCCATCAGCAAAGGCAGGTATTTGAATAAGTTACGCATCGTTTATGTCCCTAGTAAGGTCAAGGTGAGTCAAGTATAGGTTATATAAGGTATAACCCAGTCCACCATGGAGTGGGTTATAGCCTGGGGGGCGTGGGGGGCACGGCGAGTGGCCCCCCACATAAGCCTCATTTGCACAGATATTCCACTTGCATCGTCTTAGCTTGACGGTCGTTTGCTCGGCAGCTAACGCTCCCTCGCAAACTCCCTATTATATAATAAGATTGATTTCCTCCATCCTTGGTCGCACAAAATTTAATTTTTCGAGAAAAAGGCAAGAATGCAGGGATAACCCTAGGTTGTTCAGGTTTGCTGTAGACAAAACATCGTCATGACGATACAATTTGAGAAAAGTTGGCATTTTTGACGACCAGATGTGCCTAAGCACAATCTTGTTATTCATTAGGGAGAATAAAGTGAGTAAGCTAAATCAAGCCACTGTTCAGTTTGCAAAGGATTGCATACCGTTATTTAAAAACAGCGGTGTCAAGTGGCCCGAACTGTCCTCCCCTGAAAGGGTGGTAAGGAAAATTCAGAGACAGTTGGCATCGCAAAAGCTCGACAACCTGCTCGATGTTGAGGATATCCTGAATCAATTGCTTTACGATGTCATGGTTCTTGGCCGATATGCAAAGATGGGTAATGCAATAAAATTCATCTTGACAAACACCGGAAACTCAAATACAAACAAAGAAAAGCCGATTTTTGTCGATCTGCCAGAAAGCTCAAACGATGACGATCTTCAAGGCTCCGAGAGTGATCCAAACAACTTAGACAGGTTTTCTTATGTCGACATATCTCCTGGGTCAGATCTCCATGTTGCATCAATCGATATTCAGGATAAGTTTGGGGAAGACGCATCGAATGTGTTTGATCTAAAGCTTGCCGGCCATTCAGAGAGAGAGATTGCAAAGCATATAGGGACTAATCGTGAAACAATTAAGCGGTTATGGTCAAAACTGAAAGATTTCCTAAACGAAAACGGATATGAGTTCGATGAACTAGCTATCGGCTATCCGATTTCATCTTGGAACAAATCAAGGAAGCAATCGGAACGAAATTGGGACTTGCCAAATTCGAACCATAGATCAATAATTGTCAAGGAGCAATGATGCCTTTTTCTGAGAGGTTAAAAAGCACTGGAGAATCTTACGATCAGTTTTTAAACAGGGTGAGATCACAAGAGCGTAAGGCATACTCTTGCCTGCCAGAAAATAGAAAGTATGTAAGTTCGTGGAAGAAGGTGAAAAAGGAAAAAGACATGCAAAAAGAATTCGAGTCTTACGAAGATTGGGGATGGATGAACTCTTGGACGAAGGAACAGGAGCAAAGGCAGAGAGACGCCAAGGCACAAGGATACACGTTCAGCTACATCAGAACTTCAATGGGCTATACGATTGGGTTCTGCCGGGAATTATCCGTATTTTACCGCATTGATACGAGTGGGTGATGAAATCTGCAAGGGAAGAAAATTCGAAGATCATTCGCAAATTTGTGGCAATGTGCGGAATAGAAGATCATGATCATGCGGAAGAGATCGTCATAGATGCCGCCGAGATCGCATTGCAAATAGAAAGCGAGTTCGCACATGCAGACACAGAAAACGCTGTCGTCATAACACTGATGGGTTATGCACTGATGAATTTAGGGATTGATCGCGTCTTAACTGACTGGGGCTGGCAAGATCCAGAGGTTTCAGGGACTTCACCGATATCCGCCAAAACCTACACAAAATTAACCAGAGAATGTTTCACCAATCACTTTAAAAGGATTCATAATGACTACAAAGAAAGAAGAATACAGTCTAGCGATGAAGGCAGCAAACCTAATCAATGAGCTTGTTGACACAATGATGCTGCTGGATAATATTGGCGAGGACATTTACGCAGAGTGGGGTGACGTTGGCATTATGAACGCAAGGCACGAAGTAAAACTCACCCTTTATCGAGAATCTAGAAAGATACTTGAGAGTTGGAGGGTTGATGTTCTTGAGGAAGAAGACCAGCAGAAGTGCGGGGGGATGGGCTGTGAACTCTGTAGAAAAGCTTTCTGATAAGGAGTATTATGCTTCTTATGGCAACTACATGTCTGTCAGTTTACTCAAGAAGTTCGCTGAAAGTCCAATGGATTTTCCTGAGTACCTAGAGAACAGATATGAAATTGATAAGCCAAGTGACGCATTGGTCCTAGGTCAAGCGATTCACGTCTGCACATTAGAATCATACGGTGATTTTTCTAGTCAGTTCTCAGTCTTAAAGGATTGTATCAATGAAAAAACTGGTAAGCCTTATGGCAGGAAAACCAATGCTTGGACTAGACTTTGTAAAGAAGCCGACATCTCGCCGTGGAAGGCGTTGACTGAAGATGAGTGGGACAATGTAATAGACATAGCAACTTGCTGCATTCATGATAGTGCGTTGGGAGGCATTATACAACAATGCAATCGCGTGGAGTATGCTTTGCGTGGAGAGCTATTGGGATTGAAGTTCCAAGGAAAGATGGACGCTTGGAACGGCGACCGACTAATCTTCGACCTTAAAACGACCCAAGACACCGATGAAGCTTACGACGCCTGCTATCGTTATAAGTACGCTTGGCAAAGCTTGGCTTACAAAAACCTGCTGGCCGGCGTATTGGGTTGTAAGCCAAAAGATATTAAATTTTATTTTGGCTTTGTTGAGAAAACTGGCACATACAGGACTCGACTCATTAATTCTGAATTGATAGAAACAGAACACACCGAAAAGCAGTTCTGGAGAGCGATTGAATCAGCAGAGCAGTGCAAGAGACATGGTGACTATCGAATCGGTTCACTTTATTTGTGAGGGGTATTATGAGAATTGAAACTGGCATTAAGCAAAGGCCGAGGATCTGTTGCATCTATGGATCACATGGAATCGGCAAGAGTACGTTTGCTTCTAAAGCAGACCGATCTTTGTTTTTGAACTATGAGGATGGACTTGATGAGATCGGGCCAAGCCGAACGCCGTATTTGGACACATACGACAAACACATTGAAGCTTGGAAGTGGGTTGTCGAAAACCCCGACAGTTATGATTGGCTGGTCATTGACGGCATCGATGCACTTGAACTTCTGCTAATCAAGAAAATCTGTGACGATGCTGGCGTTGACGCGATCAATGATATTGGGTATGGTGTAGGGAAACAGAAACTGAGGAAGGATTGGGCAAAGTTCTTAGGTCTTGTTCATTTTGTTCGAGACAGTCTCAAAAAGAACGTGATGATCGTCGGTCACGATATGGTAGTAACACAGCGTGACCCTGAACATCCTGAATACGACAAGCACTACCCCAAGCTTGTCAATAAAGATTTCAGCGAGCTATTGGTAGAAAGGTGCGACGAGGTTTTTTATGTTTATGAAGATTTGCGTTTTACTGAATCGAAAGGAAAGTTTGGTGCAAAAGAAGTAACTGTTCGTGAGGGCCGAGGAGTTGTTATGCGTACAAAGGGCAAGCCTGCCGTAACCGCAAAACGCCGGCTCGAAATGGAAGATGTTTGTGAATTTAACTTTCAGGTCTATCAAGAAGCTATTGTAAAGGGTGTAGAAAATGAGTGATTTCCTATTTAACGAACTTAATTCAGCACTTTCGACGACCGAAGCTTGGGAACCAAAGGCTCAACGCAGAAAGGTTCCTGCTGGCGACTACAATGTGGAAATTACAGAATGTGAACTTAAATCCGAGGAGGATGCAACAAAGCTAACAGTTCAAATGAAGGTTCTAGGTGGCGAATACGAGGACGAAGTGATCTGGAACACATTTTGGGTTAAGGGCGGCAAATTTGCTTGGATGAACGAGAGAGATCTTCGGTTTATCAAGCAAATCCAAATGATTGGCGGCCTCGACGCAATCAATCGAGAGACTGACCTCATTGGCATCACTTTGGGAGTTAAGCTTGAAGAACGTAATGGTTATGTCAATCTAAAACGTGTTTTCACTAAGGTTAACAACCCTGGCCCGTCGACCGAAGCTGCCCAGCCAGAGAAAACAACAATGAACAAAGTTTCCAATTCCGATCCGTTTGCAAGTTTCTAGGAGGTGGGTTATGGCTAAGAAAAAAGTAGAAGAGAAAAAAGAAGAAACGATTCGAGATGATGCACGTTACATCGTTCAGAATCCAAAGGAAAAAAGATTGGTTAACGGTGCGGCATTAGCTGACGCAATTGACGAACTGCATCCTTGCCTTGTGTACTACCAAGGAAGCGAGCAGAAAGTAATGATGCGTCAGTTTGGTAAGCAGTACAACTTTTCTATCAAGGTTGGGTAATGACGAACGTTGGAGTTGAGAGGACTCTGTACGAACTCACAATCACCAAGTCAGGTAATGAATCCTTCTTGGTGAGCTATTACTGCGAAAACGGGCTAGTCCTGAAGGAATGGCTTTTCCCTAAGAGTAAGTTCTTTAAGCAGTGGTGGGAAAGTAGAAGTAGTGTTCCGGCTCCAAACTCAGCAAAGGTGGCGGTGGATCTTGCTAATGTTGGCAAGGTTCGCCCCACCTCTTCTTTGGAATACGAACAAGATGGGAGGTGGCCGAAGGTAAAAAAGACGAACGTTGGAGAATATCCGGTATGGGTCGCAGAATTCCTGAGAGAATCAATTGAAGTTTTCGGGGATGTTTCGGTAGTAAAGGTTATTTTATGAAGACAATTGGCGAGTTAAGAGAACTTAACCAGTGGGTTTGTTGGGATACTCAAACAGGCAAGAAAGTTCCTATATCTCCATTTGGAGGCAGGGCGTCGTCCACTGATAGCACAACTTGGGCGACATATGCACAGGCTGTTGAGTGCATGAATGTAAACGGGTATTGTGGAATTGGCTTTGTTTTCAAAAAGGGTGATGGTCTTGCAGGAATTGATCTTGATCGCTGCTTGGACGAAAACGGCAGTATGAACTCGTTTGCCGCTTCCATTGTTAGCCGAGTTGAAACCTATGCAGAAATTTCCCCTTCGGGAACTGGCATTAAGATCATCGGTTTATGCGACGAAGACTATAGCGGTAAAAACACTCCTGAAATTGAACTGTACACACATTCTCGGTTTTTTGCGATAACTGGGGAATGTATAACCCATGATGAACTTGGAGACATCTCTGAGATCTTTCAAGAATACTGTTCTAAGGCTCGTGAATACAGCAATGACACCTCAGTCAACTGGGGGCCGCAAACGTCGTCAGAATCGACACTGGAGGCCGCTAGGGCTTACTTGGAGAAGATGCCACCAAGCGTTTCCGGTATGGGTGGTCATAACGCTCTGTTGACTGCTTGTTATCGTATGTTGGTTGATTTCGCTCTGACTCCAACAGAGTCTTTTAATCTGATCGAGGAGAGCTTTAACGGTCGTTGTGATCCTCCGTGGAGCGAGAATGAGATTGTTCGAAAAATAGAGCAAGTGTATCGAAGGGGAGATCCTAAAAAGGACGATAACTACAACATAGCCAACGTCGACAGGGACATTGAAGGTTCTATCGACGAAGAAGGAATTCTCTCAGTTTCGAGCAACCTGCTTGCTGCTGGTTCGTCGGTACGGATACCGAAAACGTTGCTCGATCTACCAAAAGATGGAGCGATGTATGAATTTGCAAGTTACGCACAATCGATTAATAGCAGGGACTCTTGGGCGTTATCTGTCACGGCTGCGATTAGTTGGTACGCTGCCTGCACGGGGCGTTCTATTATGGATGAGACGGGCACCAAGACAAACATCTATATTGTTACGCTTGCTCCTTCTTCTGGTGGTAAGCAGGCACCACAAGATTCTATTAAGGCTGTTTTTGACCGAACCTCAAACCCGGACATCATAGGTGGTAAAGTGACCTCTGATGCAGCGATTGGGTCATTGCTAAGGGATAACCCAAACACTTTGTGTATATGGGACGAGTACGGTCTTTTTATGCAGAAAACAAAAGGCGGAGTCCAAGCAACTATCAATGATGTTATGCTTGACCTGTGGGGTGCTGCGAATAGCAGGTATAGGTTAAAGGCATATGCTGACAAGGAAAAAGACATAACCATTTGCCAGCCATGTTTTTCCGTAGCAGGCTACTCAACGGCAGATCATTTCTGGGCTGGATTAAACCGGATGCATTTGCGTGACGGATTTGCTGGCCGCTTGATGGTGATCGACACTGGTGATAGGTCGCCTAGAAAGCAAAAGAAATTCTCCTACCCGAGCAAAAAGCTTATCGATAGAACTCAGTTTTGGATCGACAAGGGAAGGACGCCTTTGACGGATGCTGGCATACAAAACAACCCAGAGGCCGAGATTATAGAAATCGACAACAATGCGAAGGCTGTGTTTAATGAACTTTGGGAAGAAATTGAAAGATACCAGTCTGATGAGGAGCAGGCCATTTGGGGACGTGCCCCAGAAAAGGCACAAAAATTGGCGTTAATTAGAACACTTGATCGCCACCCAAGTGAATGGATCGTCCAAAAGTCAGATGCCGAGTGGGGTGTAGCTTGGGCTAGGCATACCTCTGAATACATGCTAACAGAGGGCAGGAAGCGATTAGGTATTGATGGGTCATTCGACCAAATCAAGACTGAAGTATTCTCAATGCTGAAACAGAATAAGGGCAAGTGTGGGTACAAAGAGCTACTGAAAATGGTCGGCTGCTCTCAACAACGATATGAATCAGTTGTCAGGACATTGGTTACAACAGGACAGGTGAAAGTTGCTAAGTCTGGAAGTGGGAAGGTGGTTTACTTAAATGCGTAAGATGATCATAGGTATTGACCCAGGATCAAATGGCGGCGTTTCATTTTTCCATGAGGATTGGATCGCAGTCGAAAAACTACCACAAACGGGAAACGGCATACTTGAGCTTTTCCGGCTGTACACGGCTGGGTTATCAAAAGAAGACATTATAGTTTTCATCGAAGCAGTGAAAGGCCGAGGTGGTTGGGGGGCAACCCAATCATTTAATTTCGGCAAGGGATATGGCAGGACACTCGGAATATTGGAAGCATTAGAATGGTTGTACGAGGAAGTGGCTCCTGTGACATGGCAAAGGAGAGTGATGAACAAAACCAGCAAAGGGGACAAAAACATGCTGAAAGAATTTGCGAAAGAGCTTTATGGGAATTTGGACAAAACGGATGGGAGCCTCCCGATAACTCTGTGGAGTGCGGACGCACTACTGATAGGGACTTACGGGTGCATTGTGGAGGAGGGGCGATGAGCGATCCTGTAAATCACCCATCGCACTACAATATGAACAATGGCTGGGAAGCTATTGACGTGACAGAACAGTTCAATTTTTGCCTCGGTAACGCCCTCAAGTACATTATCCGTTGCGACCATAAGGGTAAGCCAATAGAAGATCTAAGAAAGGCTGTGTGGTACTTAGAAAGGGAAATAAGAAGGAGGTCCAGCAATGGGACGGCTTGACAATAGAAGTGTCGATGAGTTTAAAAGCCACATTGGCTTTACAACTGAGATCGAATCACGGCTGATGGAATGCTGGGCACAGTCCCTGAACTCTGACTGCCTTGCTTACATGGACAACGGCGTTGACAACAGTGGACAATATGTCGAAGATGGATTAAACACATCAGATGTTGACTTCATTGTAGTGACAGAGGACGGCCCAGAGAAAACTGAACTCAAATTCGTTCCCACTGCCGGCAAGTTGACTCTTAAGCTTAATGATGTTAGAAATTACATTAGACAAAAAGCCCGTGTGCTTTTTATATTCAACACAGGAAAAGAATCACTTAAAGTACCAAAAGACCTTGACATTGAGGCACATTGGAAAAGAATTGCTAATGCACATTTAAAAGGAGAGCTTAAGTGGGCACTGGTTGATCACAAAACTCTAGCAAAAATGCTGAGTAGCACAGAACCTCAGAAGATTCCGTACATGGGGGGAAAGCAAGGTATTATAATTACGGAAAAAAGATACAGTAACTTCTTTAATTTAATGGATTTTGTCTATGACAACTAAAAACTTATCGGATTTCACATTTGTTTCTAAATACAGTCGATATCTTTCTAGTGAAAATCGACGAGAAACGTGGCAAGAGTCGGTGATGCGTTCGCGTCAGATGATGCTGAAGAAGTATTCTAAATTCCCAAACGTAGTTCCTTTTATCGTCAGGGCGTATGACGATGTACTTAACAAGAAGTGCCTAGGGTCAATGCGTTCGCTTCAATTTGCGGGTGAACCGATTGAGAGACACAATGCTCGCATGTTCAACTGCGTGGCATCTCATTGTGATCGGCTCGATTTTTTCAAGGAGTGTTTTTACTTATTGCTTTGTGGATGCGGTACTGGATACTCGGTTCAGAAACAGCATGTTGCGATGCTGCCGGCCATGAAGCCGCATGGCGTTAAATCGCAATACATTATCGAGGATTCAATTGAAGGATGGTCTGATGCGGCAGATGAACTGATCAGATCTTACTTTGGACAAGGCAAACATCCTGTATTTGATTTTAGCAACATCCGGCCAAAGGGTGCCTCGCTCTCTGCTGGAGGAAAAGCACCTGGACCCGAACCACTTAAGAAAGCACTGGAAAAAGTAGAAGATGTTTTGGAGAACGCTGTCGAGCATGGAAAATTACGACCTGTTGATTGTTATGATATTGTATGCCACCTTGCTGACGCAGTTATCAGTGGTGGCGTTCGCCGCAGTGCGACAATTTGTGTCTTTAGCAAAGACGACAAGGAAATGTTGTCCGCTAAAACCGGAAACTGGTTCACAGAGAACCCACAGCGAGGAAGATCAAACAATTCCGTCGCATTACTTAGATCTGAAACGACGGAATCAGAATTCAAAGAGATCATGCAGTCGGTTCAAGAATTCGGAGAACCGGGATTCGTTTGGGTCGACAATCTAGATGTTATCGTCAACCCATGCGTCGAGATTGGGATGTACCCAAAATGTCCGGTAACTAAGCAAACAGGGTGGCAAGGCTGCAATTTATCAACCATCAATGGAGCAAAGATCAAAGATGAATTTGACTTCTATTCCGCCTGTTTCTCTGCGGCTGTCATCGGAACATTGCAAGCAGGGTTTACTAAGTTTCCCTACCTTGGTTCGGTCAGTGAGTCAATCTTTGCTTACGAGTCGCTACTCGGTGTGTCGATCACCGGCATTATGGACTCGGCTGATATCCTCCTCGATCCTGAAATCCAGCGAACTGGGGCTGAAGTCGTCAAGTACGCCAACAAGCTTGTCGCTGACATGGTTGGGATCAGAACTGCTGCCCGCACTACATGCGTCAAGCCAGAGGGAACAGCATCCTGCGTCCTTGGGACTGCCTCTGGTATCCATCCGCACCATTACAAACGATATATCAGGCGAGTACAAGCTAACACGCTCGATGCCGTCTATCGCCATTACAAGATCTACAATGATGAGTCATGCGAAAGGTCTGTCTGGTCAGCAAACGACACAGACGACGTTGTAAGCTTCGCTATCGAGGCCAAAGCAGGTGCAATCACCAAACGAAAGGTAAACGCCATTGAGCTTTTAGAGAATGTCGTCAGCACGCAGCAAAACTGGGTTATTCCAGGAACTAACTCGGAATTGTGCCAGATCAAAGAGATCAGTCACAATGTTAGTAACACTATCAATGTTGAGCCAGATGAATGGGATGATGTTAGCGATTTCATTTACAATAACCGAAAGCATCTGTGCGGCGTCAGTCTATTATCTGCAACAGGGGACAAAGATTACGCACAAGCCCCGTTCGCGGCGGTTTACTTGCCTAGCCAGATGATGAAACACTATGGCAATGACCCAGTCCTTCATGGGTGGGAACTGCTCGCTGGCGTCAACAACGATGGAGAGCTTTGGCAGTTATGCCATGATGCTTTGTTCGAGTTCAACAAAAACAGGGAGTTTGACTTCAAACTGCAAGAGTTTGCAAATAAACACAATCTTTCCCATAAAGAAACTACTTATCTCCTAAAGGATCTCTGGACCTATGACCGATACTGTGCTATAAAGGAGAAAGCAGTTTCGGTTGACTACACTCAACTTATTGAATTACAGGACAATACCACCCAGCAGCAGGAGATTGCTTGTGCTGGTGGTGCATGTGAAATCTAATGCGAGGGTGATGTGAAAAAACTTTACGAGTTGGCCGGAGGGGATACTTTCATGCACGCTGGAGTTAACTGGAGAGTAGATGAGTTTTTTGGAAATCATCGCGGATGTCGTCCAGCAGGCGATCCTGCTGACGGGGTTTATGTGCTTTTTCACATTGATGATGAGGTTCAGGTCTATGAGTGGTAAAGATATCCTAGTGGGAACGATGATGGTCATCATGTCTTTTTTACTTGGTGTACTCTTGTTTAATTGATATACAAACAAATGAGGTTAGAAATGACACGAGTACGATTTACATGTGGCGAGCTACGAGACATAGTATCCATCATGGAACTGCTGGACAACAAACCTAGTGAAGGTTCAATTAGCCAGTTCGGCGGCGGAACTCTTGAATGGCACACGGGCGACGAGTGTGATGGATGGATTGAGTGGGACGACGGCCAGTTCTGGTTTGTGCCGGCAAACAACAAATGTGAAGCACGCCAGCAGGCGTTGGACGACCTGACTGAGCAGGCTCAGGACTTGGGTATGGGTTATTAAGAGTCGGTACTTGGGTAAAAGTCCCGACACATTCTTACTGGAGTGTTTGAAATGAAATTCGTTAAAATGAGTGACACGGCAATCGCACCAACCAAGGCACATACATTCGACGCGGGGTGGGATCTCTATGCCGATGAACATGTGGCGATCATGCCGGGTACTACGCAGGTCGTCAAAACCGGCATTGCTTTCGATATCCCACAGGGTTTTGCAGGTTTGATCTGGCCACGATCTGGGTTATCCGCGAGATATGGGATTGACGTGCTGGGAGGTGTCGTTGACTCTGGATATCAAGGTGAAGTGAAGGTCGTTTTATGCAACACAGGCAACGGAACGTGGACTTCAGCCCCTAGCACTAGAATAGCCCAGATTGTGTTTCAACCTATCCTTATGGGTGGGTTATTTGAAGTAGAAGATTTCCAAGATCAAACAACAAGAGGCGAAGATGGGTTTGGATCAACTGGACAGTAGCACAATTTATGCTGTTTTGACTGTATTATTGGCGATTGTTTCTATGTTTTTAGCTGCGTCTTGGTATAGCGAGTATTTGACAAGACGTGATTATGAACAAGCTTTCCATGATGAGTACGAAGACTCTGTGTCAAGGATGCGTGAAAATGATAAATTGATAACCCAGTTGAAGTATTACAAGCAACTAGTTGAGAGCCTTCGAACGGAGAAGCCAGCAAGAAAACCAAGAAAATAGCATCATTTACGACAAGATAGCTAACTCTAGTAGCACTATTTGAGTAATCATCACTCACTTAGTGCTATTTTTCGAT